GCCACCACCTTGAGCAATACCTGATAGGCGTGCATCCATCGGCATTTGCTGTGGATTCTGTGGTGGGGGAGGTGGCATACCAGCTTGAGCAATAGCTTGTCCTGCACCAGGAATTTGACGTAGTCGGTTTTGGTCAGCTTGAACACCTTGGAATAGCTGGCGTTCGTCTGGGTTTACTGAAGGGTCAGTGATGCGCTTTTGTAACTGTTGTGAGCTTAGACCTTGAGCGTCATTTTGTAATTGAGCTTGATTAATTAAAGTACCATATTTAAAACCCGGAACTTCTCCACCAGCTTTCATGCCAATAACGCCGCCTTCTTTCTTAGTAGCGCCGGCCAATGCAGCGCCAGCACCGAGTAAACCAATACCAGATTGAACTGCAGTAGGTTGTGCTTGATATGATGCTGTGCTTGATTGCTGCATTGGTAAACCACGTAACATAGCATTGAGCTGACCCAATTGCATAAATGGATACTGTTGTGCAGTAGCATAGTTTTGAACAGCTTGATTGATAACGTTTTGCTGTTGAGTCTGCTGCTGCGCACCCTGTGTAGATTGCGTATTAATAATACCTTGTTGGGCTGCAAGATCCTGAGCACCGATATTAGCAAGATTAGATGCCTGTGCACCCGCTTGAGCATATCCAGCTTGTTGTGCGCCGACGCCAGATAGACCAGCTTGAGCGCCTTGAATACCTAGGCTACCCGCTTGTTGTGCGCCTTGAAGTCCTTGTGCTGTACCTTGCATACCTAATTGGCCTTGCGCTTGCGCACCAGCTAAACCAGCATTTGCACCAGAGATACCAAGTTGACCGGCCTGTGCTGCACCAGAAAGACCCATGCCATAGCCTTGCATAGATTGCGCACCAGCTTGTTGAGCACCTTGTAATCCTTGAGCAGTACCAGCTAAACCTAATTGGCCTGCTTGGTTAGCACCAGCTAGTCCTTGTGAAATTCCTTGTTGGGCTTGAGCGTTACCACTTAGAGCCGCTTGATTAGCAGCATTCATTTGATTCTGAGCATTAGTAAAGGCTGTGTTATATCCTTGACCAATAATTTGATTTTGGGCCAGCATTTGATTTTGCTGATTTAAGCCTTGCATTAAAGCATTACGTGAGCCACCAAAAGCCCCTTGTTGAGTAGCTTGGCCTTGCTGCGCTGCACCTTGCATACCATATTGTTGCGCAGCTAATTGTAATTGCGGAGCTAAAGATTGCTGAATATACGGGTTCATGTAAGCGCCAATAGCGCTTGGGTTTGTTGATTGTTGGCCTAAACTTGCACCAATTTGAGCGCCTTGTTGTCCTTGTCCAACACCCATACCACCAAGCATATTAGACATTCCAGCAGCCTGCTGCCCTGTTTGCGCACCCATACCACCATACATACTTGATTGGCCTGCGGCCTGTTGGCCAGCCATAGAACCTAGACCGCCATATACATTAGATAATCCTGCAGCTTGTTGTCCTGTAGCCGCACCCATACCACCATACATACCAGCTTGTTGCCCAGCTTGTTGGCCAGTAGCAGCACCAAGATTACCATAAGCGCTAGACATACCAGCAGCTTGTTGACCAGCCATATTACCCATTGCGCCATAGCCTGCAGCCTGGCCTGTTGTACCCAATGCACCTAAAGCAGAAGTACCAGCTATGTTAGAAGCCGCACCATATTGACCTGGAACCTGTAAGTTAGCCGCTGAAGATTGCGCTTGTTGCTGTAGTGGAGAAAAGCTAGCTACATAATCTTGTGGGTTAGTACTATATGGGTTGTAGGCGTTAAACCCAGTCATATCAGGGTTAAATACTTGGGTTTGCGCAGCCTGCAACATATTCATTACATACGGCTGTGCGTAGTCAGGAATATTAGTATTCGTTACCGTTGTATTTGTCGGTGCTGCTGATGCTGATGGAGCTGATGATCCGCCACTCATATTAATTTCCTAACATTTTTGTAAATACTTTATCTGTTATTTTGTAACCTAAATATTCAAACAATCTTGAATTGTCTAAATGAATCTTCGTGTTCACTACTATTCTTTGTACACCACGACGTTTTAAAGCATCTTCTGCGTACTGAAATAATCTAATACCAATCCTACCCTTGCGATATTCTTTTCTAACGAAGTAAATATCTTCTGTTGCTGTTACACAAGATTTATAATGCAAATGCGGGGACACAAAAAATATAATGTATCCAATTAACTCACCATCTGCTCTACAAGTAATACACCGCAACATACCTGCCTGTGCTACACGCCTATACCCTTCATAATCTGGCTCTAGCGGAAATTCTTTAGTAACACTTAATTCTTCATAGTGGAGAGGTAAGAGTCGTTCAAATTCAGGTAAAAATCCAAAAGCATCTACATCTTCATAAACAATAGTGGTCATTTTGGCATGTATTTATTTACGTTAACTTGCGGGGCTTGCTTCTTTCGCCCTGTCCGTGCTTTCCTTATTTTATCCATCATTGCGTATAAGTGCTTAGCTCCTGCTTCAGTAGAGCCATTGCCCAAATGAGACACAACATCAGCAGGCACCACAAACTCGCCATCTGCCAAGCGTGCAGGTTGTTTAGCACCAATTTGAGCCGGGATAGAATCGGACATGCCATCTCCAGGGCCTTTCAATAAGTGACCACCGTCAGAATAAGAACCTAAACTTGGTATATCTCCGCCATGCGCATAATGTAATTCGTTTGGCATTAGCCCACCTCCAGCGCCACCAGGTCCTGCATCCCCATAGTAACCATTTTGCTGTTGTTGCTGTGCCGCTGCCGCTTGGGCCTGCGCTGCTTGTTGCGCTTGCATTTGTTGGTAAGCAGGGGAGCCTACCATAGTTGTTGGGTCTATTGCACGGCCTGTAGAAGTTGGTGCTGTTGCTCGTGTTGGCGCTACGATACCTTGTTGTGGGTAAGCTCTCGTTGCTGCTTGTAGTTGTGCAGGAGCCATTGTTGGCTGAGGCTGAAATGGTGTTTGTTTGTAATTAGCATATTGTGGGTGATATATTGCAGCACCGCCACCGGCCATACCAATAACTCCGCCTTCTGCTGCTTCTGTTTCTGGTAATTGAGCCGCAGCTTGTTGTGCTTGGGCTTGTTGTGCTTGGGCTTGTTGCTTTGCAGCAGCTAATTGTGCCATATAGGAATCAGAAGACATACCTGAGCTTAGAGTTCTTGCTGAAGGCAAAGCTGATTTTATACCAGCAGTAGGCATCTTAGCAGCGGCTTGAATTTTTGCTTGGCGAGCAATAGTAGCTGAAAATGCGTCTAAATTTCTTGTATCAGGGTCTGTATCTTGGTAGGTTGTTGCATCAGCTGGGTTAGCTGCAGGAGCTGTTCCGTGCTTAATATAGCTTTGTGGGTCATATGGATTATTACTGCCCATATAGCTTTGTGGGTCGTATTTATTAACCAAATCACCGGATTTAAAAGCAATAGCTCCGCCGCCAGCAAATCCTTGAGGCATCATTTCACCAGTCATAGGATTAGTTTTAGTATCGTAGTCAGCCGCAACAGCTTGGGCACCAGTATTCATTTGAGTCGGTGTTGCATACTGTGGGCTAGTAATCTGACTTTGTGGGAACATTCCTGTAGAACCACCAACTGCCATACCCTCTAATGGGCTACTGCTATCTGTTATACCACCAGCTGCCATGTTTGTTGTCGGCGCATATGGGTTATATGGGTTTTGCACATAGTTAGGGTACTGTGCTTGGTAATGTGGATTAGGTTGTGTTGGAAATGAGCCTTGGAAATTAGACGAAATTCTTTGCAATGGTTGACCATACCCACTTGTACTATTTGACGTTGCAGGACCACCTTGCAATGTAGGAGTTCTAGTTAAAGCACTACCAACTAAAGGTGCAGCTACTGCAGCTACTTGGCCTAAATGACTACCCATATAATCCATCACGTTGCCAGACCCTAAACCAGCATACGCTGTAGATAATGGGCTTGCTGCCGCTTGCGCATTAGCACTTAGCATACCGGTAGCTTGCGCTGTACCTGCTGGGTTAAATGCTGCATTTGCGTTTAAAGCTGCTGTTTGTTCTGCTGTTAAACCTGCGGTGTTAGCTACTTGATTTTGTGCTATGCTGGTTGCTAGACTAGGGTTTTCCCCAGCTAACATTTCTGAGGGTGTAAAACCACTAGTAGCTGGGTTATATCCAGAAATACCTTCACCTAAAGTTTTAGCAGCTTCTGCATTATAAGCAGCGTTCCCAGCATCGCCCCCGCTTTGTACTAAAGCATCGGCACCTAACCCTTCAATCCCACTAGCCAGACTACCACCACCCCATGCGCCAAGACCAGCCATAAGGCCTTGGGTTAAAGAGCCAGTCATAGCGTAGTCGGCAAGACCAATACCACCTGCAACAAGCGGAAGCATCTCTGGACCTAAAAAAGCAGAAGCTGCAACACCGGCAACCATAGGTAAAACACTGCTTAAAAAGCCTGCTTCTGGTAAACCCGTAGTTGGGTTAATTGTTAAGTCACCACCGTGGGCTTGAGCAAGCTGACGTAAACCCTTAATCTCACCTTTTGTCATGTGGATTAATTCAGTATCAGGGCCTCGGCCTTGTGCTTTTAGGTGCTCTGCTGCTATTTTTAGGCTCATATACGCCCCTTGGTATAGTGTTGGGTTGATTTTATCATTTAGACTACAGTTCCACTAGCATTTACCCAAGCTTTACCGTTCCACCAAATGGGATACCCAAGGGTAGTATCAAAAAACTGCCATCCAACTTGTAGGTTAAGTGTCGGTCTTTGAGTCTTAGGGCCATTGTCAGGGGTTAAAACAGACTGGGTAAAATTATCTATTTGTGTGAAGTAAAGGCGAAATGAGTTGTTAAGCTGGTCTTGGTATTGCTGTGTATAGTCTACCGGTGCAATAGGTAAATTAGGTGCCTTTGAAGGGCGTAGGACTATTGTTTTTGGTGTAGCCATTATCTTCTACCATCCGGCCTAATATCAATACGTGGGCTACCAAGCTGCCATGTGACACCAAGCTGGCCCATTGACTCAATCCTAAAGCTCATCTGACGCCCACGAAGTCGTGTATAAACTTGACCAGTAAATTGTTGGATTGTATAGGCTGGCAAAACAGTATAGTTTTGTGAACTAGTAACTTGAGGATTATCTGCTTGTCCATAAGCGGAACCAGAGTTTGCCCGTGGTTTTACAGTCATAGTTACATAAGGCTGATTTGTAGTAGAGCCATTAAAATTAACGTCAGGAAGTATACGCCACACAAACCCAAAATTATGACCATCCCCAATATCAAAATCAGAAGATTGTACATAAGAATCAATAGGTTGCGGGTTAGTAGTTGCTTGGTCATCACACCCATTCTCATGGTAAAGCAGTCGTCCATTGTAGTCGGCGGCGATAGGGTAAGGCTGTGTTCCTGTTTGCATCCAAGCAGTGCGGCCATTTAAAGCCCATGCCATGCCAGTACCAGACCCAGTACCAGTAGCAACAAAATACGTACCTACATCGTTAGAAGAAGCACCGATAAGCTGGAAATTAGTAGTTCCAACGCTAGCAATAACGTATTGTTTACCCACCACAAAAGACCCAGCTTGTACTTGGCTAGCATTAAATGTGCCGTAATACCATACACGGTCTAAGTAGTTATAAATAACGTAGCGGTCAACGGAAAAATCTAAGCTTTCTTCACTAACATAAAACCACCACACTTCATTAAAGGCTTCGTTCGCACCAGTAAAGACTTGGTATGCTTGCTGTTGATTTATATCGTCAAAAATATATTGGCGAAGCGAACAAGGTAAAGTCTCTACTCGGCCTGAGTACATATAGAATCGGTCTCGGCCCATCCAGTAAGTCACATTATTAACTGTAATCATTGAGTTAGGCGAAATAATAGATATGTTATCCATCAGAATTTGGAACCCCCAAACATAAGGAGCACCTAAATACTGCATAGAATAAATAGCAGAATCAGTCCAAACTAAAATCTCTTGACGAGTTGCACGGGCGCCCATAATATAAGAGCCGTTAGTTAGTAAGTATTCGCCAGATTGGTTTGTTAATTGAGGTATCCATTGGTATGCGTTCGCTTGGTCCGACCATCTAACCAACATAGGGTTAAATGTAGTCGCTGCATTATTAGGCGAATATGAATTAGCACCAAAAGCAATAACAAATTCTTGGATAGCTGAAGTAATAACTTGATAAGTTTGCGTAGGTACAAAGGCACCAGCGTAAGAATAGTTATAATTACCTGAGCTGGCCCCAGAAGTTGTAGTAGTGATAGGAACTGTTGTAGCCCCTGTTATATAGCTAGATGCTATTTTTGTATTTGCAGGTAGGTTAGTTCCTGTGATAACCATGTAAGGAAATAGGTTTGGTGCTGCTGCTGAAGAAACAGTAATGCTTGTTGCACTTCCTGCAAACGTAGTTCCCGAATCTACATAAGATGTAGTTGTGTTTGCTATGGAGCTTAAATACTGAGCACGAGATGACACGGTACCAGAATCTGCCCAATAGAAGATAGGACCACCTCGAGGTGCAATAATTAAGTCTGAACCAAAGTTGTCGCTAGACCAAAGGCGTAGTTGCTGCCCAATACCAGCAGAATATGAAGAACCCCAACCACCACGGCTCCAAGGGCCAGTACCCCAGCCAGTTCCTATAGAGAAAATATTTAAGCCAACTGGGTATTCGTAAGCGGCTGTAACTGTTCCACCACCTGTAGCACTAGATGTAGCTGCCGATGCCGCTGTGATGGTGTAAGTCGTTGATGATGGGACTGACTGTACTTGGTAGTTACCAGAAATAGTTAAGCCACCTACTGCTGAAGCGCCAGAAAATGTAACAAAATCCCCCACCCCTGGGTTATAGCTACTATCGGTAACTGTAACTGTTTTAGAAGTATTAACTGTAGTAAATGGGTTTGTAAGCGTATCTGTTTGGACTATGGGGGTAATATCGTTATAAATACCACCAAAATAAATATAGTATTTAAGGTTAGTTCCTAGCCCGATATATGTATTACCAGCACCAGCATCACCATCTAACCATATCCAAATAGACCTGCATAAGCCTAGGAATTGGTTGTTAGATACTTGAGTCCAGCCGCCTATTTTCTCTGGATAGCCAGAACGAAAACGTATTTTATCGCCGTCATACCAACCACCTTCATTAGAATAGTCAGTGCCTTCACGGTTTAAACCTGGTCTAAATTGTAGTTTTTGTAACGGCATTAGTATGTATCCAGTGCTTTTTGTGCTTCTGCTGTTTTAGCTACTCGCTCGGCGTAACCATTCATACCGCCATTAATGCGATGGGTCATTTCTTTTATATCACCAGCATCTGCAAGGGCATTAAGCCCTTTTTTATTCCAAAACCATCCAGCGGATAAGCAAGCATATTTAGGAGTAAGAAGAGTATCCGGTTCGCTAATAATATCTATACCAAGCGCCGACCCGCAAAATAAATACGCATCTTTTCCAGTAAGCTGAATAACGCCACGCCCTCTAAACTTAAAGCCATCGCCATCCTCTGTGTTACCCATTCTACCAGCATAGACCTTATTTGCAATCTTTTCGGGGTTATGTGCATACTTATCGGCGGTGTCATGGTCAGGAAAACGACTAGGCCAAACACGCATTAACGCAGCTGCTGAGTAATCTAAATCTTCTTCAAGCTTTTTAAAGTTACCTGACTCTACAATACACTGCCCTAAGAATGCAGCTTGGCGACGGGTAGTAGAAATTCCATATTTAACAAACGTAGCTATGAGTGGGTCATACCACTTTTCATCAATACCAAGAGATTTTAGTTGTTCTGGGCTCATTTAATTGCTACCTGCTCTAGCATCCATTTTTGAAGTTCAACTAGTTGGAGCGTGGTTTCTGCGCATTGTCCAACAAGAATTGTGTAGGCGGTTGTTGCATCAGCGATGCTGGAGGCTGTGGAAATACCGGGCACTGTACTGGTACTGGGCTGGCGCACCCCGTTAACATAATACTGGCGTAAAAGAGCCAGCTTCGCATTATATTCATCTTGTATTCCTTTAGTTACTAATTCGTGTTGTTTTTGTATTGATTCAACATGTGCTTCTTGGGCTTTAGCTAAGGTTTCTTGTTCTTGTTTGTATTCCAAATATCTATTATTACCGATATGAAACCCACCATAAAAACAAATGCAAGCAACCAAAACAGCGGCTCCAATTTTGAAGTAATTAGCATATATACTTATTAAACTCCACATTATTCTGGTTCCGTATCTTTTTTCATCATTACTGCAGCACCATGAGCACCGGCAACAATGCCTACAGCTTCTGCAAACTCCCTAAGATTAACTGGGCCGGAATGCATTAACTCATATCCAGCACCAGCAATTATTGCAATTAAAGAAATCATCCAGCTCCATCTTGCAATGTCTTGCGTATGGTTATCTTTGCCTGTTAGGAGCTGGGTGAAAAACTCTTTCATTTTTTCTTAGTGCGAGGGGTCTTAGCAGCTACAGCGAGTTTCTTGGCACGAGTAGTAGCTTTCTTAACTACAGGTTTTCTTTTTTCTGCTGGTACAGGAAAGGGCCAAGTATCTTCTATCTTTAAATCTACTTCGCCAACTTGCACATCAATTTTAGGCATATAGCCTAGCTTGTCCATTAACCATGTAAACGTAAAGTTCATGCTTGCTCCTTAGGTGCAGAAATAGAATCAGACAGCATTTTAAAGAATGTTGCTTTTCCGACCGATAGCTGATCTAAGTTAAACTTTGCAGAATCAATTTTGCGGTCTAAATCAATGCAATGATGAAATAACTGTTGTTGCTCTTTAGTTAAATCTTCATACTGGTACTCTTTACCATCTATAGTGATAGGGGTCTTTTTATCTTGTCCCATACTATTCTCCTTAAAATACCGCCAAAATAGGCTGGCGGTTTGCCTTACTTATTAATTGCTGCAATAAAGGGGGCTAAATCATTAGAGCCGTAATAATTCGCACCTTTAGCTACTTGGATTTGTAGGTGTTCTTTATTACGAGTGACCGTGTCCGCCCATTCTGCATCAGTTCCATACCAATCCGCTGGCTTACCGGCATTAATTAGATTAACTGAATCCATTGCAGCTTGATACTCTCGAGCGATTTGCTCTGTTGTTGGTTTAATAATTTCCATTTTTTAAATCTCCTTAATAAAGTTCAGACCAAAAACTTAGATTTGCTGGGCTACCACCACCACCTACTGAATATGTTCCACCAGCGGGTACTATAAATGAAGCAGTCCAAGAAACACTATTTCCTTGGGTAGTATAAGTCCCCACTGAAACTCCACTTACAGTAGCATTACCATAAATACTATTACCATTAATGCCCACGTTAACCATAATAGGATAGGTTCGTGAATTTGTATAAGTACCACCATTAAATGAATGTGTTCCTGAAGCATCATGCCAAGTTTCACCGGTCATTCCAAGACCCAATTGCTTGTAAGCTAATGCACTTCCAGTAGAAGCTAAGGCATATCCAGAAGTCCCAACAGAAGTTAATCCAGTACCGCCGTTAGCTACATTTAAAGTACCCGCAAGAGTAACTGCTCCTGTTGTTCCAGTAGAAGGGGTTAAACCAGTTGTACCTGCAGAGAATGAAGATACGCCAAGAGTGGATAAGTTAACCCAAGTAGGTGCGCCAGAAGAACCGTTAGATTGTAGTATTTGCCCAGAGGTTCCATAATTTCCGCCACCTAGCCCCATTGCACCAGAACCGTTAAATATTTGTCTTGGGTTTCCGACACCATCTGATAAAACAACAAAATTTGAACCGGTAGCATTTACTTCAGTACCCGCACCACCTTGATACCCACCAATAATTACATTAAGATTTCCTGTAGTTACACCAAATCCAGAAGGGTTATATCCACCACCAAAGAATTGGTTTCCATAACCAGTAGTTAAGTTATATCCTGAATTAGAACCTACGCAAGTATTTCCGTATATAGAATTATTTGAATTTGAAGTGTAACCAGCAGCATCACCAACGAAAGTATTTCCATTAGATGTTGTGCTATACCCTGCTACCCTTCCTAATGCCACATTGTTTGTACCAGTTTGATTTGTGTAAAGTGCTTGATAACCAAAACCAGTATTACTACCGCCAGTTGTGTTTCCTTGAAGTGCGTAAAAACCATAAGCTGTATTAACATTTCCAGTTGTGTTTGACACTAAAGCAGCTTGCCCAAAAGCGCAGTTATATGCGCCTGTTGTGTTGTAATACATAGCAGACAAACCAATAGCAGTGTTATATGCGCCTGTTGTGTTGCTGTAAAGAGCTTGAGCACCAACAGCGGTAATAAGGCTACCAGTAGTGTTTGAATAAGCAGCCTGATAACCTACTGCAGTGTTGTTAGATGCAGTGGTGTTTGCTTGTAACGAACCCGTGCCAATAGCTGTATTATTTCCACCAGTAGTATTTGACAATAATGAAGTTTGACCAAAAGCAGCGTTATAACTTGCAGTCGTATTGGCTGTTAATGCCCTATCACCAAAAGCTGCATTATATCCTGTTGTATTTGCATAACCAGTTAGATAACCAAAAAAACAATTTTGACTTTGTGTAGTAGTGCTGTAACCAGCCTGATAACCTACTGCGGTGTTGTTAGAAGCTGTGGTGTTATGAGAAAGTGCTCCATTACCAACAGCCACGTTAGAGGTTCCTGTAGTGTTGTTATAAAGTGTTGGATAACCCGTTGTATCTAATGACCCAAGCGCTGTATTAAAGCTGCCTGTGGTATTTAAGCCCATACTGCCATAACCTATAGAACTATTATATCCTCCTGTTGTATTACCTACAGCAGCTTGATAGCCTATAGCTGTAATACCTGTGGCAGTTGTGTTATTAAGAGCGGCTTGGAAGCCAATAGCGGTATTGCTGGACGCAGTATTAGCTTGTAGTGCCCCAACACCCACGGCAACGTTGTTTATACCTGTTACGTTTGTTGTTAATGCAATTGTCCCAATAGCAGTATTATTACTACCTGTTGTATTACCTACAGCAGCTTGATAGCCTAATGCTACGTTGTTGCTTGCAGTAGTGTTTGAAGTAAGAGCTTGCTGACCCAATGCTGTATTTCCAGCACCCGTGGTATTTTGTGATAGGGCTGAATTACCAAAAGCCGAATTAGATGTGCCAGTTGTGTTATTAAGAAGAGCGCTATATCCAACGGCTGTATGTCCGGCGCCTGTTGTGTTGTTAGACAAAGAAGCATACCCTACTGCTGTGTTTCCGCCTGCAGTGTTGTTAAAAGCTGCTTGATAGCCTATTGCTGTAGTATAAGCTGAGGTTGTATTGTTGTATCCAGCTTGATAACCAATTGCAATATTACCTATGCCTGTCGTATTACTATATCCAGCTTGGTATCCTACTGCTGTGTTGTTAGAAGCGGTAGTGTTGGAATAAAGTGCAGATGTTCCTAATGCAACATTAGAGTTTCCAGTCGTATTATTAGTTAATGCTTGAAAACCAATACCTTGATTTGCTCCGCCTGTAGTATTTGAATATAAAGCTGTATAACCAAATGCTTCGTTAGGTGTTCCTGTGGTGTTTGTATAAAGAGACTTATAACCTACAGCGGTGTTATTTGATGCGCTTCCACTGCCTAAACCAACAGTAAGGCCATGAATAGTAGCGTCTGCTGTAGTAGTTAGGGTCGAAATACCTGACAGTGAACCAGAAATGCTTGTGTTGCCAGATACTGTTAGGTTGCCGTTAACTACGAAGTTACCTGCAGAGCCGGTTTGGGCTGAGTAAAAGTTAGTACCGTCGGTGTAAACCTGTGCAGTAACCCCATTAGGGATAGTAATAATAGCCCCACTTGAAGCTCCAATAGTAATTGCGTACCCGCCAGCAGTATTGTTGTACACAATGTACATTTTTGGTTGGTTAAGAGGAGCAACAATTTGGTAAATACCTGAGTTTGTACCTTGCACAACAAGCACCATATTACGTGCTTCATCTAATACGCCGTTAAGGTTCGATAAAGTATAGTTGGCGTTAGCCATTGTGATGGTTTGGACACCTGATACGGCTTGCTCAATTAGGGTCCAGTTTGTATCTGTTGTCGTACCCCAATAACCAGACTGCTCTCCGCTAGCAATTTGCTGTATTTTTAAACTAGTTGTATATGAAGAAGTCATTATCTGTCCTTATTTCTGCGTGTTATCAATTTGCTGCCAGTTAGGATTTTGGGCGTCCCCAATATTAACCCAAGTTACTGTCTGACCGTTATTTACTGATGTCCAAGTTACTGTTTGGTTGTTATTAACGTTACCCCAGGATGTGGTCTGCCCATTAGCTACTACTGTCCAAGTAACCGTCTGGGAGTCCACTACTTTAAACCAGCCACGCCCAACAAACTCGTCTAATGATACCAAATTCTCGGTTATTTGACTATTAAAACTTGCTTGGGCAGCTATTAAATCAACTAAATTGACTGATTCTGTTAGGGTTGTTACGAATATAGCTTGGCGGTTAGATGAATCAGCGGACGTTAAAGCCTCTGTAATAGTATCTGATAAAGCTTTAAAAACAGATTCTGTATCGGCTAATCCGGCATTTTCTGTAATAGCGGATTGGAAATTAACCTGCACGGACTCTAAATCTGCTGCGGTTAGGGCTTCGGTAATAGCGGAGTTTAAATTCGCTTGGATGCTTTCTGCATCAGCCAAACTAGAGTTTTCAGCTAAAGTACCAGCAAAAATAGCAGTAACAGTTTGGGTATTAGCAAGAGTAGCTGCCTCAGTAATTGCGCTAGATAAAATAGCTAGGTAAGACTCTGTATCGGCTGCGCCAAAATTCTCAGTAATTGCGCTAGCAAAAATATTAACTACAAAAGATGCGTCAGCAGCCGTTAGGGGCTCAGTAATAGACACCGATATTGTATAGGTATAGCTCGATGTATCTGCTAGGGTACTATTTTCTGTTGCTGCACTGTTAAAGTTTGTTTGGGTTGACTCGGTGTCTGCCAGATTTGAATCTTCTGTTGCGCTTGAACTTGTAACTTGTGCTGCAGATTCCGTATCAGCTAAGGTTGCGGCTTCAGTTGTGGTGGTGTTATACGCAGATTGGGCAGATTCGGAGTCGGATAGAGTTGAATTTTCTGTAATGCTTGAGTTTGAAAATAAATACCCTTGCTGTACAAAAGAAGAAGACGAAATCGCCTGTTTACCAAACATTACTTATTCGCTTAACTGTGATACTTTAATTGTATATACCCAATCACCCATGATATAGGGGTCGCAAGGCTCCAGAAATTGAGTTTCTGGGTCATAGTCAAGGTACAGGTTTACGTTCATACAATTATTCTCAGCCATAAAGTCTGGACTTGGCCCTGAGTCTGAAAATGACGTATTGGGGAACATGGACTTATAATCTGACAAATCAACTACTTGCCCGTTTTCAATTTTTGCTATTAACATATAAGTCCTTATTGATTAGGGAATGCTGCAGTAGGTGGTGTAAAGTTAGCTGTGTAACGAGCTATGCCATTGGTAATCCGAATATCGTCTAAATAGCAATTTGAGCTATTAGTAGGAGTTGGCAAATAAGCACCAATGCCTAAGTTATTGGATACATAGTTTGTAGAATCTGTAGTCCAGGTAGAACCTTGCTGAGTGCCGTTTACAAACAATCGTGTGTTTGTTCCGCTACGACAAACTGCCACATGATACCATTGCCCTGTAGACAAGGCTGTACCAGTAATTTGAGTCACATTTGATACATAGTAAGTAAGTGCAGAACTTACTAATTGAATAACTGGGGCAGCTTGTGTACCTGTAGAGCGTTGGTCATAAAAATCTCCGTTAGATGTAGAGTTTAGATACAACCAAAACTCAATCGTAAAGTTAGCCGTTCCAAGTGTCGTATATGGCAGAGAAGGAACAGTCATGCCATTACTGCTTGCTGCATAAGCTACAGAACCAGTACCAAATTTAACTTGAGTAGTGCTAACTTTTGGATTTGAAGCGGTAATTAAATCTGATTTACCAGCGTTATCATAAATACCTGCGTTAGTGCCGTTTAATAATAGTTGTGTATTTGTAATAGCAGTTAGTGGCGCAGTTGGAGGCGTAAAGTTTGATGTATATACAGCAGTACCTTTTACAATTCTAACATTAGAGATATAACCGTTTACAAAGTTTAAAGAAGCATAAGAAACAGCTCCAATAGGTAAAACTGATGCAAAAGCATAGAGTGTTGCAGAAGTTGTTGTGACTGTTCCAGCTACTCCATTAAGATAAGGTGTTACTGATGTTCCATTTCGAACTAATGCAATATGATTCCAAGTATTTAATGTTGCTGTTCCAATAGCTACACCACTTGCTACATCCCAAGATGTACCTACAGAACTTAAATAATATGTTAATGCTCCAGAAGTATTTGATACTATTGCGTAAGAAAAATTTGCTGAGCCTGAACTACCAGTATTAATAATTTGAGGGCTTGTTGAAAAACTATTAAAATATATCCAAAATTCAATAGTAAAATTTCCAGAACCAAATTGTAAATTAGCACTATTGGGAACAGTTAATTTGTCAGTTGTCCCATTAAAATACAAACTTCCACCATTGACACTTGTGTTATATGCAGAAGTTGGCGCATAAGGACTCCAAGGTTGGACTTGAACTGTTCCAACTATTGTTGCAGCAGCATTATTACTTGAGTTATCTTGAATGTTGTTAGATTGGCAAGTTAATAATTGAGTATTGGTAATCGCAGTTAAAGGAACTGTTGATGGTGTAAAGTTGCTTGTATATACAGCTGTACCCTTAACAATTCTAAGGTTTGATAAATAACCATTTAAAACTCTTGATGCGTTATTAGCATCATATCCAATGCCAAATGTGGCAGAACTGCTAACCATATTTGCACTTTGAGTGCCACTTACAACAGAAGTTCCATTGATATACATGGTGTAAGTAGTGCTGCTTTTTACTACTGCAATATGATACCAAGTGCCTATTGCAAGAGTTCCTGGGCTATCTAAAAGAATGACCGCAGTCGTTCCTGATTGTGCTTGAAACTGAACTGTATTTGCAGCAATAACTCTAAATAAAAATCCGTTTGTTCCAAGCGTTTGCCTGTTATCACAAAATATCTGTATTCTATTTAATTCGTTTAAATAGACCCAACATTCAATAGTAAAATCAGTATTTGTAGGGTTGTAGTTTGCATTAGAAGGAAATCTAAATCCGTTAGCACTACCATTAAAATAATTAGACCAATATCCAGCAGCTTGACTAAATGGTGTATAAGTTCCTTGAGTAGCTGTTCCTGTACTAGTAATAGTAAAGTTATTAGAAGAAGAATCTAAGAATGTGTTGTTTTGTGCACCATTAGTGCCATCACAATGAAGCAAACAAGCCACTTGGTTAAAGTTTGGGTCAGTAGATGGAGGTGTTGTTCCTTGCCCTGCAGCAGCCCTTAACATATGATTGAGCATTATGCACTTCCTACTAAAGCACCATAAATAGTAGAGCCGACCTTCCATAATTCAATAATAGTAGTTAAAGAAGTAGAAAGTGTTGGTGCAGAACCACCTACCCAAGTAACTGGAATACTAGACCAAGTAATAGAGTTTGTACTAGCAACAACTTGTAATGTCATAGACTGTCCTGCAGCCCATGTACCTGCTGTTGGGGTACTCGAACCTGATAATGTCCAAGTCTGAATTGTACCATTTGTAGGGCTTAATGCAGGTGTTGTACCTGATACTGCGTAAACTGTCTCTGCATAGTTTAATAAACCTAATGAACCAGTAGAGTCTAAATAAGCTGATTTAGAAGACGGGTAATCAACAAAAACGGTTACAGTACCGCTAAAAGTTACAGCAGAGCCTGAGTTGCTAGATGAAAGAATTGTGGTTCTAGTAAGTAAATTACCGCTTGTTGCATATGTGCCAAGACCAACTTCCCAGTTAGTTCCGTCTGTTGCTCCATAATAAGTAGTGTTTGTATTACCTATTGCGGAACTAAATGTTTGATAGCCAGTACTAGCCCCAGCCAAACTAAAACTAACTGTAGTATTGGCTGTTGCGGTCTCTTGTACTCGGTCTTTTAAAGTAAGAGCCATTTTAGGCTCCTATTAGCTAGTAGCTGTTGTACTGTAAGTAACGTTTAACTGGTCTGTAGAAGCAACAGTCTTGTTACCACCAGTAAATGAACCCGCAGAATACAAAGTACCTGTAGTGTTATCAATAGTAGAAGAACCGTTAATGTTGATAAAGCAGCCAGCTACAGTACCAGAACCAGTAAAGGTAAACGACACAGCAGCAGAAGTTGTCTTAGTAGTTACGTTAGATGGTGTAGAACCAGAAGATGTTGCGGCACTAAATGTTGGCGTCTTACGTGTACCAGAGTAAGTAGGGGCATTAGTAGCACCAGACTCTAACCAGCCAGAGTGTGAAGCTTGAGTATCAGCAGCGGAATATGTAGGTGTAGAAGCACCGGATACAAGCCCCATAACTACAGTGGCTGTGTATGAAGAACCAGCTAATAAAGTATCAAGCATAAGCTGTTTGCCTACTGCCATTACTAAGTTATCAATAGTTTCTTCCCATTTTAGATTACCGTCTTTATCGTAGCAAGTTGCTACAAAACGGCCTTCCATACCAACTGCTTCAGTGAAGTCAGCGTTTTTAACCAAAGAAGCGCTGCTAAAGTCGCCAGTGCTTGAAATTTCGTTATGCATACTTGCTCCTAAATAATTCTAATAATGGCAGTTGTTGAAGTTGCCGTTGGAAATGTTACAGTAAAAGTTGAACTAGCAGTTTTATCTGCCCCAAAATCTAACACACAAATAGCTGCTCCAGTAGTGCTATTATAAATTAAAGCCCCTCTAGCTGTAAAGCTTGCAGGGTTCCATACGGCGTTAGCAAAAGATATGTAAGCTGTAGTACTTCCAGTCTGGTTTGTAGGAGTTTGGGATATAACTAATGTTTTACCACCAGCGGTATACCCTGTACCGACTACTTCATTTGAAGAGGTGTATACCAAAGTATCAGCGTTAAGAATCGCATTAGCTGTATATAGTGCAATTTTATATGTGTATGGTGTGCCAGTATTAAAGTTTTCTAACCCTTTAAGGATATTATCTTTAAACACAGTACATGCAGTTTGGTAGATAGCCATTACGGATTAACCTTAATTTTTGCTTGGCCATCTCTATAAGCGTCTCCACGTTCCATACCAGTTCCCAAACGATTAAGCATAAGCATGGCTTCTTGAAATTTATCTTCGTAGTACTTAACCATGTCCGCTTCACCTTTCATAAAAATCATAGCTTCACGCATAGCGCCATAAAATAAAACGGGGTCAAAATTATCGCCAAGCCAGCTTTTACCTGTAGCATTAGTAACAGAAGCTACCGGGATAGAAAACCCGCTACCAGTAGGGCCAAGGGAAGTACAAGAAAGAACATCGCCCACGACATAAAAATTGCCGCCAAAAGTAAGGGTACAGGATGTAATGACTCCGCCGGAAATAACGATATCAGCAGTTGCATTAGCACCGGAACCTCCTGTCAAAGGTACATTTTGATATACACCATTAGTGTATAAAGAGCCCGCATTAATAGTACCTAGTGTAGCTATCTGCCCTTGAACTATTGTAGGTGGGTAGTAAAAATAATGCATTTCTACGTTATAGTTACTATCTGGGGTAGGCCCTAGCATTAGCGTTAAGTCTTCTAGATTAGATATTTGATTACCAAATAAAGCATAGTACTGTGGCTGGCCTGTAGCTGTATTTGTAGGAAATGCTTCTCTAATAAAATTAACGTCTTTGTTTAAAAGGTAGCTATAGTTATTATTAGAATCTATTACGGCTAAAGAATAATTAGATAGCCAGTCTACAGGTAGTGCTAAATACGGATTACTTGCAGTTAAAGTGCCCGTAACATTCTTACGTAAAGAAGGTATTTGAACTGAGTTATATATACGGTCTTCAGCCTCCTGTACAAAAACAGGAATAGTTGCTACAAACAAAGACTCTGTGTTCTCAGCGTAGGCTTGAATGTTGTTATATAACGTTTCGTAGTTCATTCGGGTTTACCCTACTAGGCCAATGGCCCATAAGCTTTACGACCTTTAGTAGCAGCACCGTTTCCACGAGTTTCTACACCATCACGCTTTGGCTTGGAAACTGCGTAACTAACACCATTAGGTACTGGGTCTGTTAATCCTGCTTCTTTAGCTGATTTTTCAGTTACATAAGTTTCAAATGGGCTTTCCCCTGCTTTAACAGAAGTACCATTTTTTGCATACGAATCTGCAGGTTTATTATTACGGGCTTTGCCTAAGGTAATAGCAGGGCTATCTTTCTTAGTAGCTTTAATCTCTTTAGCCATATTAACGACCTCTTTGGTTGTTGGCACGGGCCATATTACGGCCTACAGCTTTCATAGCTTTACCGGATACATTACGTGCACCTTTGCTACTCTTGCCCTTTTCAATACCAATAGTTGGACCAGTATCCCCTAGGTTTTTACCTTTAGTTTTACCGTGTTGGGTAACGCCATCTGCGCCTGATTTATATCCCATTTTGCTGCTCCTAAGTTGTTGTTACTGTTACTGTACCTACTGCTATTGTACTGACTAAATAGTTCGGTGTTAACACCGTATCAAAAAGACTAGCCCCGCCTACTGGAGCCCAGCCCCACTGGATTACCCTACTACCGCCGCTAATATACCCATTTATATCCAAACCAGATGCTTCATAGCTTATATCTGTACGTGGTTCCCGTACTGCTTGTGGGTCGTTAACTGGGTACATACCTAGCTGTAACTGAGGGTGGTCTGGGTCCCAACAAGTAGGGCAAACTTTAATCTGAAACAGCTTAGTCTTAATAACTTCTTTTTTCAGTTCTCTTAACTTATAGCGTTGCCCACACCGGTCACACTCGGCGATTGCATATTTACCCGATGCAAACTTTGATGGCATAGCTAATTAGTAAAACAACTGTCGTGGTACAAACCGAATAGAAGCTTTTTCTCTATCTTCTTCTGCGGCATTCTTAAATTCTTCATCGTAAGCCATCTTCAACCCCATTACTCTTTGTAGGTCTACTTCTGGTTTCTTAACTGCAATCATATACGCTAGTCCAGCAACCATCGCTGGAATGAAACGAAACGGAATATCTTCGACATTAATACCTCCGCCAGCATCTTGCATACGACGCAAACGCCAATAAATGAAAGTATAAGGGCCACCACCATCACCAGTAGGCCAAACGTTAATATTTGGAAGCTTCTGG